ACCTTTCTTCCACCCAATCCCTCTCTACGACCAAGTCGTCGCGATCCTCGACGCTCTGCAGCTCCCATCGCACCGTCACGCTCTCGTCGTCGTTGAACGTTAGGTCCAGCTCCGGCGTTTCGGCCAGCAGGCCCATCACCTCCTCCCACTCCATGTCACCGTCCGTGTCCAGGCGATGGATCGTCACCCAGCGCTGAGCCTGCGCGATCGGGTGATTGATCATCGACGAAACCCGCAGCCCCAAGCGTTCCAGCCCGGTCATCTCCTGGCGCGCCTGCGGCGCCGACTTCTTCTGCTTGGCCATTCCTTCCTCCGTTAACTGTACATCCATCCAGTATTTAGCGAAGCATACATCACGCCCTGTGAAAGGTGAACACGCTTCGCTTGGAAGATTTTCAACACGGCCTCGAAAAATAAATCACATTTCGTGTTGACATAAAAAACACATTGCGTGATATTTGCCTCAACACAGCAGTCACTCACGAGGGACTGCAGAGGCCCTCACAGGCCGCCGCTCTTTCACATCGATGGGAACCTCGCGGATCGATCCCGGCAACGGCACAGCGCGAGCAATAAATTCGATCCCCATGCCAGCTCTGGAACTGGCCAGCTCGAAATCAGGCGGAACGTCAGCGCGGCAGGAACACAGGCCGGGCCACGGAAAGCGGATGGAGGGTTGCGCTGCAAACGCTCCCTGCCGGGATGCCCTTAGAACGGGCGTCGGTACCTGGCACAGCGCGAGCAGCGATTAACCAAGAGGAGGAACCTGCCCATGAAGTAGATAGACCAGCCGGAACGCGGACCGGCAACCCACGACGGACTGCCCCACCCAACGGGCCACAGAGCTGCAGTCGGCAGTCGTGTAGCGAACACCTTACCCAACGACCACCCCGCCGAGGCCGATCGACGCGAGGTGATAGGGAAGCTCAAGGCCAACTGAACTGAGAGCAGGGCCGTCGGCGGCTGAGCTCGAACGACCACCACTGACGCGATACCCCGGCCTGTCGCCAGTAGCGAGGCCGGGATTTCACCAGGTGCCATTCCATGAGTGGCATCTGGGAAATCAACCGCCCTGGAGGGCAAGACGATGAGCTGCACCTGCATCAGCGATGCCGTGAAGCTGGTTACAGACCAGCTTGGCGAGGAGACGCCTGGATCCGGGCCTTTCTACATGCGCGCAGGGGGTCACAACCTAACCCTGAACGTCGAGACAGGAAAAGCGGAGCGGCGCTTCTGTGTCGAGGTCACCGGCCACTACATGGCTCCGAAGAAAGCCGGCGGCACGAAGCGCGTGAATAAAACGGTCTCGGTGGTCGCCAATTACTGCCCACTGTGCGGCAAAGCCTGCGCCAACGATGACCGTGAATAGACAACCAGCGCCACGTCAGCCTGACGTTAACTGCCCGATGCCCTGCTCCCCATCGCAGGGTGCATTGGAGAGGGCTTTTGTAAATCGCACCTATCCCGGCGCCGGGCTAAGTCAGCCATTGGCTGATGGTGTGGAGAAAGCCCTCTACCGATACACCCTGCATCCCCTTCCCTTCACATCGACCGCATCGACAGGTGCCGGGCTTGGCTTTTCACGCCCAGCTTGGTCACTGGTGCCCGGCACCTGATCCATGCGGTTGAGAGGACCAACAAATGGACTACATGGCAGCTCAAATGGATCGCCAGATTGAAGGCGCCCAGCACCGATACGACGAAGCTCTCAAGGAAGGCGAGCAGTCAGTCTTCCCCGTGCAGGCCAGCGAGTACGGCGGCCACGGCACATGCTTTGGCCTGACGATCCTCGATTACTTCGCAGTCCAGGCCATGAACGGCTACCTGGCCAACGCTTGGCAGGCGAAGGAGCTGGATGACACCGGCGACAGCTCAGGAGAGCAGATGCGCATCGTTGCTGAAATCTCCTACGCCATGGCACGAGCCATGCTCGCCGCCCGGGTGAAGCCATGAGCGGCTGGATCAAATGCTGCGACAGGCTGCCAGAAGTCGGGACCAGGGTTCTTGCCTGGAGCGAACAATACGGCGCCCGCGAGTCGCTTTACCGCGAGCACGGCAAAGGCTCAATTGCGCACGCCCACGGATATCCGCCGTACTTCTCGTGGGAAGAGCCGCAAAGCAGTTGAGCTTCCAGCTGGAAGCCGACCCACTGGCAGCCACTTCCAGCACCACCCACCGAGTAACCCACCACCTGGAGGCGATCATGGCCGTCACAGTCGAGACAGCCGCTGTCTTTCGTGGCGGCGGTCGTCGCTGGTTCACGCTGCGCGCTGCTTGCGCTGCTGAGGCAAGGGCGCTGCTCAACAAGCACTGCGATTGCGACTACTGCGAAGACGACATCGGTCGCTACGAGCTGCCCTGTCGGCTTCACCACCCCGACCGATACCCGCGAATCATGAAGCGCCTGACCCAGGGCCTCATGCGGCGCTATCGAGCATCCCAACCGTAACTGGAGGCGACCATGGGCGCACTTCGAGCAGCACAATGGCAGTACGACCATGCTGAGCCGGAAGACGAGTCGGCGTATCAGGAAGCGGCGCAGAACTGGATCGAGAGCAAGGCCGAGGAGCTGGTCGGCGGCTGCGATGTTCTGATCCCGCAGCGTTTTGGCGGCCCGGTGGGCGTGCGCCAAGAGCAGTTCGTGGCCAAGGTCGCCGAGCACCTTCGGTCGCTGCAGGAAGCCGAGCAGGACGACATCACCGCCCTTGCCCAGCTTCTTCTACAGGCCCTGACCGGCGGCCCGGTGAAAAGCATGGTCGAGGACATCGTCGGCCAGAGCAATCACGTAAACGGCAAGTTGTACGAGATCGCTGAGGCGATGCTTGAGCAATACGTCGAACAGGGCCTGAGCTACGAGGCCGACGAGGCAAGGCTATGAGCCCTCACAGCATCGCTACCAGCGCCATCGAGGCCGCAATCGAGACGATGCTTCTGCCGGGCTCTGGCCCGGTGGAGGAAGCGAAGGCTGAGACGATGGTCGTCGCCTACTTCTCCATCCTCGTCATCGACGCCGAGGAGTTCAAACACTACTGCGAGCGCATTCGGCGTATTGCCGTTCGGCGCAAGGAGGCTGCATGACTACGCCGATCTTCCCGTCGATCATCGACGACCAGGTGGCCGAGGTTTCCCAGGCCGTGCCGGACGATCGAATCCTGCTGGTGTTCAAGGGCCTGACTATGGAAGACGCGATGAACCAGGCGCGCCTGGCTCACATCGAGAACCCTGCGGCCTGGTCTGGCCGGGCCTACCTCTGCGGCATGTGCACCTTGGCCTATGAGGTTCGGGCATGAAGCTTGTTGGCTGGAAATCAGGTGTTCCTGATAGCAACCGAGTGGTTCAAGCGCTACGCCAACTCGACAACGGATCACGCGTTCGATGGAGATGCCGATTCCACTCCCATGAAGGGCGATGGGCAACCCATGACGGAATCTTCATCGGCGGCGTATTGGGCTGGAGAGAGCTGAAATGACCAGTTACCAGCGCGCCCGCCGCCTGGTCATTTGGCGCGGCTCATTCTCCATGCTCTTCGCCTGCACCTGCTTCATGCTCGCCAGCGCACTGGCCGGCAGCATCACCCAGTAACCACATAATCAGCGCCCACCGCATGGATGGCGCGGGAGTTTCGCATGTCCGCAGAACAGAAACTGATCGCGATCGAAGAGATCAGCGAAGACAACGCCCCGGCCATCTACGTGGCCGGCGGCCTTCAGCAATTCATCGATCTGGTTAAGGGTGAGGTCCTGGGCGAAGTGCCCGACCTGAAAACCCGCAAGGGCCGCGAGCGCATCGCCAGCCTGGCCGCCAAAGTCAGCAAGTCGAAGACGGCTGTCGAGAAGCCAGGACGCGACTACCTGCGCCGGCTCAAGGAAATGCCGAAGGTGGTCGAGGCCGAGCTTCGCGAGTTCGTGGCCAAGATGGACGCACTGCGGGACGAAACGCGCCGGCCGCTCACCGAATGGGAAGCCGCCGAGGATGCGCGCATCGATCGCCACAACGACCGCCTGAACTGGCTGAAGACGCTTGCTGATGACTTGGGCGAACTGACGTCGCTGCACATCAAGGGCCTGATTGCCGAAGCCGAAGGAATGCAGCTTGGCGCCCACTGGGAGGAATTCGAAGCCGAAGCGGCAAACGCCAAGGACAAGGTCCTGAGCACGTTGCGCGCGGCGCTGCTGAAGCGCGAACAGTTCGAGGCCGAGCAGGAAGAACTGGCCCGGCTGCGCAGGGAAGCAGACGAGCGTGCCGAGCAGGACCGCATCCGGGCGGCACAGGAGGCTGCCGTCGAGGCCGAACGCAAGCGCGTAGCCCAGGAACAGCAGGAAGCGCGAGAAGCGGCCGCCCGGCGCGAGCAGGAGCTGATTGACCAGGCAGCAGCACAGGAGCGCGAAGCCGAGAACCAGCGCCTTCAGCTCAAGCTGCAGGCCGAGCAAGCCGAGCGGGCACGCATTCAGGCTGAGGCGGACCGAGTTGCAACAGAGCAGCGGATGGAGCAGGAGCGCCTGGACGCAGCCCGCCGGCAAGAGGAAGCGGCTGAGCAAGCGCGCCAGGATGAACGCCGCCGGGCCGATGCAGCCGCCGCCGAGATCCTCCGCCAGCAGGAAGAGCGCGAGCGCGACGAAGCGCACCGCCGCAGCATCAACCGTGCTGCTCTTCAAGCTTTTATGGCAGAAGGCATGCCCGAGTCCTGCGCCAAGCAGGCGGTAAAGCTGATAGCCCAGCGAAAGATCCCGAACATCGCCATTTCCTACTGAGGTCGCCATGAGCCAAGCAGTAGCCATTATCTCGCAGGACATTTACGCGCAGCGGAATCAGTTCGCCAACGTGCTGACCGACCGCTCGCTGAATTTCGAGCGCGAGGCCGAATTCGCCATCCAGGTCATCACCTCGAGCGAGTACGCCACCAAGGTCGCGATGCAGAACCGGCAGTCGGTGGCCAATGCGATCACCAACATCGCCGCCATCGGTATCAGCTTGAACCCGGCCAAGAAGCAGGCCTACCTGGTCCCGCGAGACGGCCGAATCTGCTTGGACATCAGCTACATCGGCTTGATGGACCTGGCCATGTCGACCGGCGCCATCCGCTGGGCCCAGGCCGAACTGGTGTACGCCGCCGACGCTTTCAGCCTGAACGGCTTCGACAAGCCGCCGACTCATTCCTACAACCCGTTCGCCAAAGATCGCGGCGAGGTGATCGGCGTGTACGTGGTGGTCAAGACCGCCGACGGCGATTACCTGACCGAAACCATGAGCATCGAGGATGTGAATGCCATCCGGGACAGGTCAAGCGCCTGGAAGGCCTGGGTCAGCAAGAACAAATCCTGCCCATGGGTCACCGACCCTGGCGAGATGGCCAAGAAGACCGTGGTGAAGCGCGGTTACAAGTACTGGCCGAAGACTGAGCGCCTGGAGCAAGCGATTCACCACTTGAACACGGATGGGGGTGAGGGTCTGGCCAGCGCGGCCGGCTCGGCACCCACCGATCCCGAGATGGTGAACAACTGGATCGCACTGGCGCAGAAGGCAGGAAGCCTGGAAGCCCTGACCGATGTGTACCAGCAGGGAACCGCAGCAATGAAACAGGCAAAGGATGCGACCGGCCACGCCCGCTTCAAGGCCGAGGTCACCAAGCGCGCCAACGCTATCAAGGCAGAGACGGCGCCCATCGAAGGCGAATCTGAGGAGGTGTTAGATGGAGCAGCGTAGCGCTGAATGGTTCGCGGCACGCCTTGGATGCGTGACCGCCAGCCGGGTGAAGGACGTTATGGCGAGCGGCCGCGGTGGCGCGCCGTCTGCGACTCGCAAGAACTACATGATGGAGCTGCTGTGCGAACGCCTCACCGGCCAGCAGAGCGGACCAGACCTTTCCAACAAGCCTGCCGTGCAGCGCGGCGTCGAGCTTGAGCCGTTTGCTTGCATGGCCTACGAGGCCGCAAAAGGGCTGATGGTGGTTGAAACTGGCCTTGTCATGCACCCGACCATTCCGGGTTTCGGCGCTTCTCCGGACGGCCTGGTCGGTGATGATGGTGTGCTGGAGATCAAGTGCCCGAACACAGCCACCCACATCGCCACAATGCAGTCCGAACGGCACGACCCGCAGTATGAGTGGCAGATGCTGGCCCAGATGGCTTGCACCGGAAGATCCTGGGCCGACTTCGTCAGTTACGACGACCGGCTACCTGAGCCTCTGCAGTACGTTTGCTACCGCTTCGAACGCGACTTCAAGCGCATCCGCGAGATGGAGTCCGAGGTCAAGGCGTTTCTGGAAGAGCTCAGCGATCTTGAGAAGGAGATGCGCGAGCGAATGAAGGAGGCTGCATGAACCAATCAATCGACCTGGAGGCAGCGAAGGCTGCCTTCCTTGCCTCTGGTGGTCAGATCGTCGTGCTGGAAGGATTCCAATATGTTCCATTTCGGCAGCGCCACCACCCTGAGCCGAAGCCAAAGCGGGTCAAGCCAGTTCGGCCCGCAAAGGAGCACCCGCAACAAACCCGCGCCAAGGCTCGCACTGCGCAGGTCGCCGAGCTTGCCAAGACCATGACCTGTGGCGAGGTGGCAGAACTCCTCGGTGAAACCAAGACCGCTCTGTGGGGCGTAGCAGCGAGGGGCGGATTCAAGTTTTTCTCTCCGCCAAAGCCGCCTGAGCCAGTGAAGATGAAGGCCGAACCAACACAAGAGGATCGCGATATGGCGGCCAAGATCATCGCCCTGCGCGATGCCGGCATGTCCCGTTGGGGTGTGACGTTGGAGTTGGGCATAGGTAACTGCAGGTTCGCGCGCATCCTTGCCGTGTTCGACATTGACTTCCCGCTCCAGCGGAACCGGGGGTAGGACATGATCGCCACCATGTCTCAGCCTGTGCCCGCCGTGAAGTACGCGGCGGCCATGGCCAGGTCCACTGGTCAGCCTTGGGGCGTATACCGAGGCAACAATCGTCTTCTGGTCATCATGCCCTCGGCGTCCACCAAGAAGATCCCCATCGAGATTTGCAACCCTTGAGACCCATCCGAAAAATCACGCAGCAGCGCCGACGCCAGCTGCACTTGCACTTGCCGCCCAGCGGCCTGAAGGAGCCAAAGCATGGCCATGACGCCGAAAGAGCGCGACCTGAGGCGCCGCGAGAAGCAGGAGCGCCTGGGCGAGCGAGATTTGCGCCTGAAGGCCACTGCTGCGCACACAGCCCAGCTCGCTGAGCTTATGGCCTGGGGCAAAATGGTCGAAAGTAGCGAGGCGATTACCTTGCTGATCTACCACGCTCACAAGCTGGGCCGGGAGAAGTTCACCTTCTTCGCCGCTGGCGCGCGGCTTGAGATCGAAAGCGATCAGCACGTCAAGGTCGAGCGAACCGAGATCAGGCTGATGGCGCGGCGCGGCACCGTCCAGCAGATCGATGAGATGGGCGAGTGGATCAATGCTGCCGACCGCAGCTTCGTAATCCGCCTTCTGATCGAGCGCGCCCATGCATTGGGGCCGATTCAGGCCCTTACATTGCTATCGCTGCCTCCGCGCCACAAATACGAAATCAGCGATTCCGTGGCGCGGACACTCTACGAGTGGCGCATTCAGCGACAAATTCGAGCGAAAGACATCCCGCTGGAAGACGACCCAGACGACACTGGCCTGTTGCTGCTCAGCAACGGCTGAACCCCACCGAATCATGCCGCATCCGGCCACGGAGGGCGGCGCATGCATGGAGAAAGCCATGATCGGCACACCCTGCCACTACGTCCAGCGGCACTACCAGGTGCCGGCCTGCATCGGCCGTCGCGTTCTCGCCTACGGCAAGCCTGGCACCATCACTGAGGACCACGGCCACTACATCGGCATTACGCTCGACGAGAGCGCGAAGCGCCGCGCCGGCCGCTACCACCCTGTCGATGGCATCGAGTACGGCGAAATGGTCGAGAAGCTGCCAAAACCGGCGCGCAGCAGCAACTACGACAAGTTCCTGGACGAGGACATCGACTGCTACTTCCACGAGTTCCTTTGCATCATCAAGCCAGAGGTTGAGATGCGCGGTGGGTGCAGAGAATGGCGTGACGGCGGCTTCCACCAGGTGCCGCGCGAGTTTCGCATGTACCGCACCACGCACGCGCTTGATTACCTCGCCCGTGCCAGCGTCACCGGCGAATGGTGCCGCACCATGAAAGAGGCCAAGGCCAGCTACAAGGAGGCGCTGAAGAAGGCGCCAAAGCCATACCGTCGCTGGGACAACGAAGCAGAATTCAGCGCCTACCGCGACGCCTACTACGACCTGTAGTGCATCCGCGCTGCCCGCCAGCGCCTTCCCTATTCAACGATAACGCCTCCCCGGCGAGGATCACCGATGCCCATCACCTACGGAAGCGTCTGCAGCGGCATTGAAGCTGCGACCGTCGCCTGGGAGCCGCTCTGGTGGCAAGCGTCCTGGTACGCCGAGATCGAGCCATTCCCTTGCGCCGTGCTGGCTCATCACTACCCCGACACACCGAACCACGGCGACATGACCCGCCTAGCAGCCATGGTGCTGTCCGGCAAGATCCAGGCGCCCGAGGTACTGGTCGGCGGCACGCCCTGCCAGGCCTTCAGCGTGGCCGGCATGCGCGAAGGCCTGGCCGATCCCCGCGGCGCCCTCACCATCAAATACGTGGAGCTGCTCGATGCAATTGACCATGTTCGAACCATGCGTGGCGAACCCGAGGCCGTCTGCACCTGGGAAAACGTCCCCGGCGTCCTCTCCGACAAAAGCAACGCGTTTGGCTGCTTCCTCGGCGCCCTGGTGGGCGAATCCGAAGAACTCCAACCGCCAGGGGGCAAATGGAAGGACGCTGGTTGTGTGTATGGACCCACGCGAACAGTCGCATGGAGGGTTCTGGATGCCCAATATTTCGGCCTGGCCCAACGACGCCGCCGTGTGTTCGTTGTCGCAAGTGCTCGAGCAGGGTTCGATCCCCTCGAAGTACTTTTTGAGCGCGAAGGCGTGCGCCGGGATACTCCGCCGCACCGAGTCGAGGGGCAAGACGTTGCCTGCACCCTTGATGCACGCACTGAAGGCGGCGGCTTCCCAGGGACAGACGGAGCAACTGGCGGACATGTAGTAGCGCCTCCTGCGTGGCCGCTCGGATTTGATGTTACTGGACCTGTTACTGCCTGTGGCGGGACCGAGAAAAAGCACGGATTTGGTTGGGGTCAGCAGGAGTGGGAAAACGGCTTCTGCATTCCTGTTTCTGTACACGGAACGCAAGATCCAGATGTGCTAAACGATCAGGCCCATCCATTGGGCCGAAATCATGGCCAGGAAAATGCGGTTTTGGCGTTCTCCTGCAAGGACTACGGCGCTGATGCGACAAACAATCTGTCACCAACTCTGCGCGCCATGGGCCATGGAGAAAGTCATGCCAATGCTGGCGGTCAGGTTGCAGTGGCGTTCGCCATTCAATCCGGCGCCCTGCGCACCAACCCGGCGAGCGGCCCAGATGGCGTAGGAGTACAGGCCGATCACGCCTACACACTTGAAGCGCGCGCAGAAGTTCAGGCGGTCTGTGTTACCGGCGATATCACTCACACGCTGAAGGCCGAAGGCTTCGACGCCAGTGAGGACGGCACAGGTCGTGGCCAGCCAATAATCAATCACCAGGAGCGCTCAGATGCCTGCGCACAGGAAGCCTACGCCATTGCGGCACTGCGAGAGCTGCGGAAGTCAGCTGGAGAGAAAGCGTTTGCCCAATGGGGATCTGGAGTACTTGATTCACTTCAATCAGAGGAAGTACTGCAATCGTGGCTGTATGGCCAAGGCCTTCGAGAGCAGGCCTGTGACTTCAAATCCATCATGGATGACGGCTCACTACCATGCCCGAAAAATCTGCCCGCCGGGCCCATGCACCTCTTGTGGGAAGGCGGGCCGGACGGATGTACATCACAAGGACGGCAACTGGCAAAACAACTCTCCAGGGAATTTGGTAAGGCTGTGCCGGAGTTGCCACTTGAAGGAACACAGGTCCAATCCGGCGCTACCGTGCGACGACTTACCCCGGTCGAATGCGAGCGCTTGATGGGGTTTCCAGATAATCACACCCGAATCCCCTATCGCGGCAAGCCTGCCGATGAATGCCCAGACGGGCCGCGCTACAAGGCGATCGGCAACAGCAAGGCCGTGTTCGTCGTCCGTTGGATCGGCCGGCGCATCCAACAACAACTTGAACGTCTCGCTTGAGGTATCCCATGCCTACAGAAAACCGATCCAGCAACACCGACCCACGCGATGTGTTCATCAGACTCAACCCGCTCGGCCTGGGCGAGGAAGAACTGCGCAAGGACAGCACCGGCTTCGAAGACCCGCGCACCCACGGCGACTATCTGCTGTTCCTTGCTGGCTACCGCGAAACGCATCCAGATCCGCAGCCCCACCCCGAGCCTATAGCCTGGATGGTTGGTACTGCCTTCTGGTGGACCAAAGAAGAGGCAGAGAGGGATGCGGCGGCTACCGGGCTGCCGATTGTTGGCCTGGGGCCGATGACCGGCATTGCGCCAGCCCAGCAGTACCAGGGCGAGCCGGTGGGCGAGGTCGTGGCATTCGGGAAGGGCCTGCATGAAATCGCCTGGGCAGCCGGGCGCATCCCCAAGCTCGGCGCAAAGCTCTACACCCACGCCGATCCTGGCGAGGTTGAGCGGCTGCTAGAAAAGGAAGCTGCCGCCATAAGGGCATCAGTGCATATCGCTAAAGAAAGGGATAGCCTTCGCGCCCAGCTGGACGAGGCGCATGCGCTGCTGCAACAGGCCAAATACGTCGTTGAGCGCGCTCGCGCAATCGACAAGCAGGCATTCGGCAAAGGGACGCAAAACGTAGAGCCTGGGCTTTTTCGTGGCCTTGGCGTCCTCCTTGAGCAGTACGACGCCGCCCTATCCGCCAGCGCAGAGCCGGAGGTGAAGTCGTGAAGATCGGAGCCGGTATCGCCTCTCGACTATGGTGCCTGCTTGCCAAAGTGCTGGCCAGGCCTGCGGTAGCAAGCTGGATCATCGCGCGCGCCCAGCGCACGCCGTACCAGCACATCACCTCAGCCGACGGCCAGGACGTGTACATGGGTCGCTGGTGGTTGTTCAACCCGTACTGCCGCAAGACCCACAAGCCAGCGCTGTGGTGGTTCCCCTGGTCGATTCGGGTGCACCACATAATGCGGCCGGATGAAGATCGGGATCTGCACGACCACCCATGGGATGCAAGAACGATCATCTTGCGCGGCTGGTACAACGAGCAGCGGCCTGCGAGCGATGAATGGAAGGAATCGTTCATGTCATGCCTGGTGCCGAACCCCGACCCGAAGTTCGTCGAGTGGATCACGCGGGACGCCTGCGAGTGGATCAAACGAGATCAGGGGGACACCGCGCAACTTCGACACGGCGAGTATCACCGAATCGACCGGGTATCTCCCGGCGGCGTGTACACCCTCTTCATCACAAGCAAATGGCGCGGCGACTGGGGCTTCCTGGTCAATGGCGTGAAGGTGCCATGGCGCACGTACACCGACAGCGATAACTGAAACCCTTCAGGAGTACAGATGTACCCCACCCTGATGTAACCCCTCTCCCCTCTATTCACTGCCGCGATATGGCGGCCAAGGACGAAGTCATGCCTGAAGAAAGCCAACTGCACCCAGATGTGGCGCGCATCTACGACATTTTCGGCCTGCATCACTCGCATCCGATCAGCGTTCTTGAGGTGAACGTCAGGAACACAAAGCGCTTCTCTGACCTACTTCAGGCGGTGGAAAGCGAGTTCCTGATGGTGCCTGGCACGCCTTCGGACGAGTCCGAGGATGAAGGTTTCCCTGTTGATGATGAGTGCCTGGTTAACCGGTGGGGATCAACCCAAGAAGAGTACATCGAGCAGTTCCGAGCAGCGCTCGAGCACCTGAACGGGAAGAGCCGCACCATCACCCTCTCCGGCTGCGAGTTCACCGAGGACGACCTGCTCCGAACAGCGGTGCGCATGGTGCGGGGCACCACCAGAATGAAGCAGCCACGCTGGGTGCTGATGAAGGACGCCTTCTGCTGTGGATCTGGCGTTGCGCACGCGCTGTGCCGCCGTTTCGGCTTTGATCCGGACGAGGACCTGCGCAAATGACCCGCCTCGCC